GAAGTAGACGGCACAACCGCCATCTATTCCGGAAAACACCTCAAAACCGCCGCCTATCCTGTCCACATTATGACCAACCACGACCCGATCGACATCGCCATCGCCGCCATGCGTCTCTACGCAGAGACGCACCCGCGGCCGCCGCATGTCACGCAGGCCCAGGCAGCGGAGATGCTTGGGCTGTCGGCCCCGACAGTGCGCCGCCTGGTGCGCTCAGGCGTGCTGCGCCTCAACCGTGCCGGGATGATTCCGATCGGCGAGATCGACCGGGCGGTCGCGTCTGGAATCTAGCGCATGCGCCGCGCAATCTCTCCGGGCGACGGGTTGTAATACGCCATCGCCTGCGCCGGATTCGTCCAGCCGAAGACCTTGCACAAGGTCAGCACGTCCAGCTTCCCGGCCAGCCGTGTCGCCGCCGTGTGCCGCGCATCGTGGAAAGTGAAGCCCGACAGACCGGCGCGATCGCGCGCCCGGCGAAACAGCGCATCGACCGTCTGCCGGCCGACGCCGAACACCAGCACGTCATCCCATCCGCGCATCGACGCCACCAGGCGCAGCGTGCGCGGTTCCAGCGGCACCAGGCGTGGGCGGGTTTTCGTCACAGGCAAACTCACGTGATCAGCGTGGACGCGGTCCCATGTCAGTCAGCACAGCTCGCCGGCGCGCATTCCGGTGCATAGCGCCAGCAGGAAGGCCATCCCGACCGCCTGCCGCGTCGATTTCACCGGGCCACTACGCCAGCCCAGCGCGCGCAGCAATGGCTAGCGCGATGGCATCCGGGCGCGTGTTGCCGAGGTCGGCGCGGTTGTCATAGGCGTCGCCGCTGGCGATCTCCCGCACGTAGCGCAGGCTGCCGGATTCGTGCGCAAGCTGCGCGAGGAATGCCGCTTGTCGCTTCGGCGTCGTGATGCCGAATTCGTCCATCGTCGCATTCAGCGGGCAAACAAAGTTGGCGATGCGCGCCGGTGTCGCCGACGGCATGATTTTCTGGAGTTGTTGCGCGGACACCATATCAGTCATCTCCAAAATACGGATGTTTGACCATGCGTTCCTCGCGCGCTGCATGGACGATGCGGCGCTTGATCTCGCTCACGGGGTCAGCCATTGGCGCCGCGCGCGGCTTTTCCTGACGCGCTCCTCGAGTCGTTCGATGCGGTCGCGATCGGTTTTCATGGCTACGCGCTTCCCTTGATCGCACCGAACGCGATCAAATCAGTGCGAATCTGGTGCAGCAGCGTCGAGAGCGCCCGCACATCGTCGGCCAGTTCCTCGCACTTGTCGCGCAGCGCCTGGACTTCGGATTGATCGTAAGCGGCGCTGATCGTCAACCCGCCGATCTCGGAGTTGGCGTTCCCGAGCGTCACCGCTGCCTGGTCGGAATGCGCCTGCTCGGCGAATGAGATTCCAGTCGACCAAACTGTGCCGTTGTAGCGAATCATCACGTCTTCGTCGTCGACACTCGCAACCCACCCTTCTCGCGGCACGCCGAAGACCCAGGCTGATCCGTCCCAGACAGCGATCTGCTTTTCCTTGCCAGCCCAGGCGCCTGTCGCCGTGGCGGCCGGTATGTAGGTATCCCCGGATGCCGGCGACCCTGGCGGCGCTGTCAGGTCGCGGTCCTTGACGCTCAGGTGATAAGCGAAGCGACCGACAGCCGTAAGGTTCGCGTCCATGTCGGCGTTCCAGCCGCTCTCTCCGAGCGACCAACCATATTTCAAACCGCTGCGCGGTTCTGTCGATGCAGCCATTTTTCAGGTGCCTCCATAGTAATAGCCGTAGTTGTATCCGTAGCCAGTCCGCAGCACCACATGCGCATGCGGCTGCCAGCTTGCCGCGCCGTCGCGGACTGACTCCAGTTCAAAACTCAGTTTCCCGCTAAGTCGCGTATTGGTCAGCGCCCACGAACCTTCTCCGACAATCTCGACTTTGGCAATGCCATCCGTCCCGCTCGGCGCCCGCTCAGCAAACCAGAGGATATTGCTTTCGCTCGGGTCAAGGCATATTCCCTGATGCGACTTTGTTGTCGGCCAGCGCAGTCGCGCGACCTCGACGAATTCGGATCCTGTCCATCCGTACACATCGCAGAAGTCCTCTGTGTAAATCGTGTGGACATTGCAGAATATGTGCTCGCCGTACCAGGCGATGCCGTCGTAGCCCTGCCCTGACCCGAAACCGCCGCTCGACCCGGACAGGTAGAATGACAAATCGTGCGTTGCAATCACGGAAAAATCCGTCGCGTCCAGTTGCGCGACGACCTTGTTTGCGTGAAACACAGCCCAGAAATATCCGCTGTGGTAGTCAAGCCCCTCGATGAACCAATCTCCTGTAATCGTCCAGTGCTGTATGTATGTCAGGGTCGACGGGTCGTACTCAACCACCCATGATGTGCCGACCGTCGAGAAGTCGGCGGCACAGACAAACAACCGGCCATCGTGATACTTCAGGCCGTTGATCTGGTCCTTCCCTGTCGGCGTATCACCGGACACGCTGCGCGACGTGACAAGAACGCCGGCCTTCGTATACTTGTAGAGCGTTCCGCTGCTTGAGAAAAACAGGTTGGTTCCGTCCGATGCGACGCCTTGGGCGTTGTTCGTCTCCGCCGTCGTGATGCTGCTCAGGTATGAGAGGCGGTTCCATGTGGTGAAGCTGGTCGGCGGCGTGAATGTCGTTCCTCCCGGATAGAGGCACTCGCCGGCGCGCACCCTGAAATTGTCGATCTTTCCGTAGAAATAGCGCGGATACGTTGCCTGCAGGTAGCCGATGCGGCAATACGATTGATTGTTGACGCGAGTCCCGGTAATCGTTCCGCTTGCGCGCTGCACGCCCTCGATATACAGGCGCGCCGTCGTGCCTTCCGCGACGAACGCCACATGGTAGCGCGTAGCCGTGGCGATCAGGCTGGTTGCCGTGCTGATGTCGACATTGGTAGTTCCTCCGCTGCCTATCTGGATCGAGCCGCGCAGCGCCCCTGTGGTCTTGACCTCAAAGACGATGTTGAAATTGTTGAGATTTCCGCCTGAATCCGAGATACAGAAAATTTCGCGGTCGCTGGCCAGCGAGGTGACGATGATCTCGCATTCGATCGTGAAATCAACGGTTCCGACGGCTCCTGGAATGACCGCACTGATCCAGTCCCCCGTGCCGTCAAGAAGCAGCGATGCCGCTCCACGGATAGGACTAGTGGTCGTAAGCTGCGCGTTGCCGTTGGCGGACCAGGCGTTGCCGATCCAGTCCGTAAACGTGGTCGAGCCGTTGCTGCCATTGAATTCCAGCATGGCTGTCGTAGTCGGATAACCGGCGTCATTGTCAAGCGGCGACGGCGTTGATTCCCCGACCGGCAAGCCTGCATCGGACTGTTCGTCAGCGGAGTCGTAGGTGTAGCTTGTCCCTGTTAGACTGCTCACGGTGCGCAACAGATTATCGTCCTCGCCGTAGAGTCGAATCCTGTAGGTCGTCCCGGCCTCCGGGCCAATGCTGGCATCGTCCTGCTCGACAATGTAGGCCGTCTGTGCCAGGCGGTCCCGATGCTGCCACGACAGCGCCAATTCCGCAGTCCCGTCGATTGTCTCCGGATACACTTCCGTGTTGACCCGCAGCTTTCCGGGAGCGTAGGGGCGGTATTGCCGCTGGTCGAATGTCAGACTCGAAGGCGTGGCAAGTGCCAGGTCGAAAGTCCCCTGCCCTGTCGCCGGCAGAATCTTGACGTCGAGGACTTCGCCGTCCACATACTCGGTCTGGTCGTACCCGAGATTGCCATCGGCAAACCAGATGCGCGAACCTGCGGCATGCGTCTCCGGGACAGTGTCGAGCACGCCGCGTGAAATCGTTGCAGTCCCGGCCCCGGCGTCGATGGCCGTCACCAGCACATACTCGCCGCCGATGACTGCGTAGGTATCGACCTCGACGAACTCGAGATCGATACCACTCGTCAGCGTCAGGGCTGTCGTCGTTTTCGTGAGCGCGCCAGAGATCGTCGCCGTCGGGCAAAAGTCCCCGACACCGACCTCGGCATAATCCGCCGAACCGACCTTGGCATAGATCGAGTAATTGAACGCATCACCGCTCGGACGCGCGGCAACGGTCACAAGATGTCCGTCAGCCGCATCGACGTAAGACAGGTCTGATTGCGACAGGTTGCGAGCGAGGTCCCAATATGGCGCCTCCATCAATGCACTCGCCGGAGCCGCAGCAGGGGCACTGCCAGGGTCTACCCATGTAGAGCCCTGATCAACGAGATAGGTTGCATCAGGCAGCGAGAATATATCCTCGACGGCATCGATGATGATCTGCCCGTCTGTCAGTGTGCCGCGGTTGACCTCGAGCACGCGGAATACAATGTCATCGATCCCGAGGACTGGCCAGTTAAGCCGGATGACATCGCCAGGGAAAACGCGCCAGGCAGCACGAGTTGCCGTCAGCCTGACCTTGGCCAGAGGCGTCGACACCGCAATCAGGTCGCGCATGGCGACGCGCTGCGCCAGTCCAGGGAATACGATTCCAGGATAATTGCGCGTCTGGGCAACAACTGCGCATTGTATCTGGACGTTGGCCAGGTCCTGCACAGTCGTGGAGGTTTCTTTTCCGGCGGCCCCATCCGTGTAGACGACGGTGATTTCGTTCACCGTTTCACCCCAGGCCTGACGCTGGTAATCCTCGACTGAAATCAAGTTGTCAGGGCCGTAGACGTCCAGGTCGCCGATGTCGTAATCGTCGCGGATCAGCTTGAGCGCGAATTTAGCGGTATCCGGCACGACATAAAGCAAGCCCCCAATGTGGTCAAGAATCAGGCCGATGAAGTTTTCGATGGAATCCTGCTGGTTCCAGACCATAGACAGGCCAAAGCCTTCGGCATACAGCGCATCGGCGGCGGCGGTGAATGCCGCGTCGTCGATGGATGCGGTCGGGTAGCCCATGCCCCATGCCGTGTCGGTTAGGCACTGATAAATGATGTGCGCCGGGTTCATCGCCACGTTTTCCAGCCGCAGGACCTCGACGGCAAGGAATGTCCCGCCAAGGGCTGGAAGTTCTTCGTCGTATGCCTTGACGGCAATCGAGACGGATGCGCCGCTCACGACGATGTCAGCAACCTGGATCGATGTGATTTGCGTGTTGCTGGAATTGATCGTCGCCGCGACAGCGCCGTTGACGAATACCACCGCACCGTTTTCGACATGGACGCGCAGGATGTGCGAGTAGCTTGTATTCAGCGGGATCGTCGTGCGCGCCCACAAGATCGTCTTGATTTCCCACGGCGAATTTGGCACGCGCGAACCGTCGACAAGTTCTCCTGGAGCTCCCGTGATTCCGCTTCCGAACGGGCCGGCGCCGCTTGTCCATCCAGAAGACGGAATCTCAAGATTAGACGTTGCCGGGTTACTGTGATGAGCGATCTGTTTGTATTCCCACCCGGATGCGTAGTACGGCAGGGTAGCGGATTCGACGATTTCCGCCTTGCCCGGATACCAGCATGATCCTCCAGTCCATCCCTGCTTGATGCGACGGACACGGAATGCCCAAGGCTTCAAGTAAGGATTGTTCGATGTGACATGACCGCCGTTCCAGACAGTCGTCAGGATGCCGCGAAAAGCGGGGAGGCCCGCCCCGATTTTGGCGGCCAGATAACTGTTTTCGCTTTGCCCGGACGTTCCCATGAGGACGCTGAGGTCTCCGACCACGCCGCCTTCACGCTTTTTCCCCCCGAACAGGTCAGGCTTGTTTATCGACACAGCGCCGGTTGACGTCTGCTCTCCGGTCCAGGCGTCGCGGTCTCCGATGATGACCCGAAGCAGCGCATCTACAGGCCCTTGGCACAAGCCGAAATGCAGGCCAAGGTAATACTTGTAGCCAACGGTTATCTTCTTCCCGCTACCCATTTGTATCTCCTTCGGCGCGGGAAATGGCGCGCTCGACCATTGCGTTATGGCCTCGCGCGCGCAGCGTTGCGGCATTGATTCCGTGCCGCAGGAATGCCTGCCAGTCCAGCCCCTCGCGCGCGAACCACGCCCGCAAGCCGCGATTGCAGTAGCCGATCTCCCGGCAGTGGCGGTGTTTAACCGTCGTCATTTCTTCCCTGCCTTTTCCTTGATCGGAACCGCCTTCAGGTCGCCATACCAGAGCACGTTCGGGCCGGTCAATGTGACGGTCCCGAATACCACTGGGATGGGCCTTCCCTCCTCGGCGACCGGGACATCGAAATCCGCGATCGATGCCGGCTTCGGTGTCGGCGGCTTCGGCGCAAGGGCGTAACTGATCAGCGAAGAGACGATCAGCGCGACGATGTAATAGACGATGTCCATGATTCGACCTCAGTAAAGCGTCGCGCCGTTGAACGGGTTTTTGCCGGTGAAATGAGGAATGCCGCCGTAATTAAGCGAGTTGGCGAACTTCGTTCCGCACGTCGCCAGCGTGTGATCGCATCCTGGGTAAATTCCGACGGTCGCGGATGCTGCCAGCCCTGGAACCGGGAAATTGATCGTGATCGTGCCGCCAGTCTGCCCGCGAATCGCGCGCCGCTCAAAAATCCCGGTCGAACTTTCCCACTCGAGATAGCCGCCGGAAAAGTATCCGTCTACGTA